GTACAATTATCCGAGGAAAGGCAACGAATGACTGAAGCAAACCTGCGAGCATGGTTGGAAACACTTGATTTGAATGTTGAACTGCGAGTGTTAGCCGGTATTGCTATTGATCTGGCACGCGAGTTTGATGACAAGCACAATACGAGTACTGCCGCTGAACTTCGCAAGACAATTCTTGAAATTAAGGGACAACTGAACGCTGCTAATGTTCCGGTTGACCCGTTGGAGAAACTACTCACTCGCTAATGCTTCAACTGCCAGCAATTTACACTCCGCCACTCTCGGAGAACTTTCCCACTGACGGGGATAAGCTCATCGAGTTTGCGAATCTTGCTTGGCAGTCGCCTGAATCACCAGATGGTATTCACCTGGATGAATGGCAACAATGGTTGCTTCGGGCTATCCTTGAACGCTATCCCGATGATCATCCAACATTCCCTGGTCGGCTTCGATATCGTCAGGTTGTTATCTCTGTGGGTCGGCAGAACGGTAAGTCTTTGCTTGCGGCTATCTTGGGGCTGTACGGGCTGCTTATGCATGAAGTCGGCCCACAGGTCATTTCGTTAGCTTCATCGACAGATCAAGCGAACATTGTGTACTCGCGTGTGAACTTCGTCATCAATCAAAACCCGTTCCTTAAACGCCGATTCAAACGAGCAACGGAAACCCGAGGAATCGTCACCGCAGATAACGCTGGTCGATACGATGTGAAGGCTGCTAAGGAAGCCGCGTTGCAGGGTATTCCGATGAGCTTGTGTTTGTTCGATGAACTTCACCTGGCGAAGCAGGGTATGTGGGGTGCTGCAATTTTTGGTACTTCTCAGCGCAAAGATGGCATCGTTATCGGTATTACAACCGCTGGCGACCAGACCAGCGAAACCCTCATCAACCTTTACAAGTCAGGCACCGCAGCTGCGAATGGTGCTGAGGATTTAGAACGCTTTGGCTTCTTTTGTTGGCAAGCACCGGACAACGCACCGATTGATGATCCGCAAGCAATTATGGCTGCAAACCCGTCGGTTGCTGCTGGTAGAATTCCGGTCGCTCAAGTCATCTCGGACATGAAAACAATTCCAGAACATGAGGCACGCCGCTACCGTCTAAACCAATTCATCTCAGGCACTGCGGCTTCTTGGTTACCTGGCAACTTGTTCAAGGCTGCTATTGGTCGAGGCGTAACCGAAATGACTGGCGGAGTGTTCGCAGTGGACATTACACGCAACTGGGAACACGCCACGATCGCGTTCGCAAACTCAAACGGCGACTTGCAAGAAACCGAACTTGTTGCATCTTTAGTTGCACCTACCGAACAACAACTATTCAATGAGATAACCTCGTTGTATAGCAGACACAGTCCGAGGGCTATCGCTTTGGATGACCGTCAACTGCCGAACCTTGCTAAGCGTTTGAAACTTGCAGGTGTACCAGTGTGGCAACTGTGGACTAAGGAAATGTCAGCGGCTTGCTCGGCTGTGTTTGCTATGTTCTCTACTGGTGTGGTCCGACACAACAACGACCCGTTACTCACTGCGCAGATGCCTAATGGTGTGAGTAAGTACACTGGCGAAACTTGGTTGATTAGTCGTAAAGAATCTAACGGCGACATTGATGCGGTGATGTCTACGGTTATGGCTTTGTATGTTTCATCTCGTGCGCAACACGCAACTGTGGGAGTATTCTAGTCGTCTTGTGCTACTATTGTTAGCGTATGGCATCTTTATGGCAACGCTTAACTAAGCCGACCGAAGCGCGCGCAGCTCAACCGACAATCCCTTCTCGTTCAGCCGCTGTCGTTACTCCGGACACTGCGCTTACCCTGACCGCTGTTTATCGCGCGGTGCAGATCATTGCTACCCCGATTAGCAAAATGACAATCAACACTTACCGATACGCTACCGGCATTGAGGTAAAGGTTGACAACCCTGTTCTTGTAAACAAGCCAAGCATTAACGAAAATCGTCGCGACTTCTTGTTCCAAACTGTCACCGAACTAGCTCTAAGCGGCAACGCGTTCTGGTACAAGTCTTACGGCTCAAACGGTCAGGTCAACAACCTAACCATTTTGCCATCGTCAGCGGTTGAAGTGACTAACCCTGTTGGTCGTGATGGCAAGCCGGACTTGACAAGAATTGTCTACAACTACCTGGGCAGTCAGTATTCAAAGAATGAAATTGAACACCTCAAAATCTTTAGCCGCGCCGGATACCTGCGAGGCATCTCACCAATCGATTCATGCCGCAAAGACATCTCGGCGGCTATTGATCTGCGCGATTATGCTGGCAACTGGTTCACTGCTGCTGGTGTGCCTACCGGCATTCTAAAAACTAACGCCATGTTGAACCAGGCTGATGCTGAAACAATCACTAGCAACTGGCACAACAAGCAACAGAACCGTCAGGTCGCTGTTCTAGGCAATGGCTTCGAGTACCAGCAGATTGCGCTTTCACCACGCGATGCGCTGTTTACCGAGGTTCAGGATCAGCAGGTTCAGGCTATTGCTCGCCTGTTCGGTGTTCCGGCTCGTCTACTTTTGACATCGGTCCCGGGTGCTTCTGACACTTACACTAACCTGCAAGATGAAAACCAAGTGTTCTACCGCCACACTCTTATGGCTTATACCGATGCCATCACTGATGCTTTGAGCAACTGTTTGCCACGCGGAGTCCGAATCGAATTCGACTTCGAGCATCTTTTCAAGGCTGATGTTGCAGCTCGTTATAACTACTACAAGACCGGTATTGATGCAGGTTTCTTGCTAGTGGATGAAGTACGCACTAAGGAAGGACTAAATGTCTAACATCGAAACACGCGACTTCCGAGGTGTCGTTGACACTGACAGTCGCACCATTACCGGCATCGCGGTTCCTTATGGTCCCGAGATTGCTTTGGGTCAAAACACTAACGAGCGTTTCGCTCCAGGTGCTATCCAGTCAATCGAGGATGTGAAACTGTTTTACGGTCACGAGGAACCAATCGGCAAAGTAATTGCCGGGCGTGATACTGAAACCGGTTTTGAAATTACCGCATACATTAGCGAAACTGCACGCGGCGAGGAAATCCTTACCCTGCTTCGCGATGATGTTCTAAATAGATTTTCGGTCGGGTTCATCCCAGTCGAGAACGAGCACGATGGGAACACCGTTGTTCGTACTTTGGTAGATCTGAAAGAAGTTTCAGTTGTACCATTCCCTGCCTATGATGGCGCAAAAATAAGCGAAGTTCGTGAGGAAGTCGAAATTGTCGACGCTCCGACCGAGCCTCTAATTGAACAAGAAAGTGAAACAATGTCAGAAAACATTGACGCGCTGGAAGTTCAGACCGTTAAGGACGAGGTTGCAGAACTGCGCCGCGTTGTTGAAGCAGGTATGACTATCCAGACCGCACCAGTTGCCGAAACCAAGTTCCGCTCACAGGGCGAGTTTGCTAAGGCTCTAGTTATGGGTGATGCAGATGCTAAGGAGCTTGCAGTTCGTGCAGCTTCGACTTCTGCTGACACCGTTGCTCTACCAGGTTGGTTGGGTTACATTGACAACCTAATCACCGACAACCGTCCAACCGTTAGTGCATTCTCACGCGGTTCTCTACCAGCTTCTGGTCTAACCGTTGAGTACGCACAGGTTTCGTCTAACACTCTTGCTGTTGGCGTTCAGGACCCTGAGAACGAGGCTCTATCATTCGGTAACATCTCAATCGACACCACTTCGGCTTCGGTTGTGACTTACGGTGGTTACACTTCATTCTCACGCCAGACCGTTGAGCGTTCAACTGTTAACTACCTTGACACCGCATTCCGTGGTCTAACCATCCAGTACGCTAAGGCAACTAACTCGGCTCTTGTAGCTGCGATTGCTGCTCTTGACTTCACTGGCAAGGTATTCGATGCTGATGGTGGCACTGCTGCTTCTCTTGCAGAAGGTGTTGCTAACGGTTCTGCTTACATCTACGCACAGACTGGTCTACGCCCAGAGTTCATCTTGGCTTCAACTGACTCTTATGTGAAGTTGATGACCATTGCTGGTGCAGATGCTCGTCCAGTTGTTCTACAAGACGGAAACGGCGTGAACAACATTGGTTCAGCAAACATCCCAGGTCTTGCAGGTCGCCTATTCGGTCTACCAGTGATCGTCGACCCTGCTCTTGCAGAAGGCGTTGTTTACATGGCTAACTCAGCTGCTATCCAGACACTAGAATCAGCAGGTTCACCTGTTCGTCTATCATCTGGCGATGTAACTACTTTGACCGATGACATCAGCGTTTACGGATACATGGCTATCATCAAGCCATTCCTCGGCGCAATCGTCAAGTTGGATGTAACTGCTTAATTAGATAAGGATTAAGGATATGCCTGCTGTGACTTTGCAAGAATTAGCCGACTATGTTGGCACAGATGATCTAAGCGATTTTCTGCACTCTTGCCTAGACGCCGCTAACGCGCATGTTGGTCGATACATCGGTGAAATTGACACCGTACCTAAAGACATTCATGAGCAGGCTATCCTTATCTGCGCTTCGGAATTGTTCCACCGCCGTAGCGCACCTAATGGCGTTGCACAGTTCGCCAGTTTCGATGGTTCACCGATTCGTGTTGCTAAAGACCCGATGAATGCTGTTTACCCATTGCTAATGCCTTACACAGGTTATGGCGTATGAGTGAAATTTACGATGCAAAGGTTCAGTTTAAGACTGCGCTTGTTGCTGCTGGTTTGAATGTTTTGGAGTATGTTCCGGAACGCATCACGCCGCCAATCGTAATTGTTAACGCGGCTTCTCCGTATGTTCAGACTGCCGAATTCGGTGAATATACTTTGGGTCTTGAAATTGTTTTGGTTGCTTCTACTGCAACTAACAAGAAGGCAACAGAGAATCTAGATCAGTTGATTGAGGATGTGTTGGTGGCTATTGAGCCGCTTCCTTATGCTCGATTGACTTCGGTGAATCAACCGTATAACTTGCAAACTAACAACGCCGAGTATCTAAGCACAAACATTTACATTCAAATAGCAATAACTATTTAGAAAGGTCGCCAACATGGCAGCTTCTACACGCATTAAGGCAAGTAATATTGTCTTTAAAATTGGCTCTACTGACTATGCCTGCGATGCAAACATGGTTGAACTTACCCTGGACGATGCTCCTGGTGATGTTCAGACATTCTGCGAAACTCGTGTTGGCGGTCAGTGGTCATTGCAGCTTGATGGTATTACATCAGGCGAGGACACTTCGTTGTACCAGGTTCTTTGGGCTAACTTCGGCACCGAGGTTGCATTCACTATCGCACCTAACGGCAACGCTTCACCGTCAGCAGATCAGCCGCACTACAAGGGAACAGTTGTTTTTGACCAGTTGCCACCGCTATCTCTAACCTCTAACGAGGTTGCGAAGTTCAGCGTGACTCTAACTGTTAAGAACACACCGCACACTCCTGCAAGCCACATCTACTACGGCGTGGAGATCGACACCACCGCTTAGTCATGCAAACGACCGGCATTAAGGTAAAAGGCTACAATTCCAGCATTAAGGCACTTCAAGCGATTGGGGTTCCGGATACTGAAATCAAAGCGGCAGGATCACAGGCTGGTGATGTTGTTGCTCGTGAAGCCCGTACTTTAGTGCCGGTTCGTTCTGGCAAACTTAGAAATTCGATTCGTGTTTCTAAGGCACTTCGCAAGGTGTCAATTCTTGCAGGTAACAATGGCAAGATTGCATACGCTAACCCTATTCACTGGGGTTGGTATAAACGGAACATAAAACCACAACCCTTCTTTACGAAGGCTTTGGGAATTACTCGCGATGAAGTGTACCGGAACTATTACCGGACCCTTGATACACTAATTGCATTCAATTCCACGAAAGGCACAGACGAATGACACAGGATTTTCTTAGCACACTGACACTTGATGAAGTTGAAACCATCGAGAACCTATCGGGTTCAGCAATGGATGAGCTCATGGGTGCTGGTAAACTAAAAGGCAAGGCTCTCAAGGCGATTGTTTGGGTGGCGAAAAAACGCGTTGACCCAAACTTCAAAATGGAGGATGCTGGCAAGGTTACATTCACCGAGGCTCTTGAATTGTTCAAGGGTGTCGATGATAACCCAAAAGCGTAAAGGATTTACAGGCGGAGCGTATGGCTCGGTTTTGCTTGATGACTAAAATGTCACCTAGCGATTACCGACAACTTACAATCCAGGAATACGCGGCTTTTATTAAGGCTGCGAATGAAATGAACGAGGTAGCGGGTTGAGTCTAGTTTTACAAGTAGACATTCTTGGTGAGTATAAGCAACTTACCGCTGCCACTAAGGGCGCACAGTCTAGCCTCTCAGCTCTAAACAAACGCACTAAGGCAATCTCTAACAGCATGAAACGCGCCTTTGCTGCTATCGGTGTGGGCTTCTCTCTAAGCATCGCTGTTCGTGAACTCAAGGAAGCGGCTCAGGCTGCTGCCGAGGATCAGAAGTCGATGAACTTGTTGGCTTTGGCTATGGAGAACACAGGCAAGGCTACTAAGGACACTGTTGCACAAGCTGAGTCGGCTATTCGTAAAATGCAGATTCAGGCGGGTGTTGCCGATGATGAATTGCGCCCGGCTTATCAGAAGTTATTTATTGCAACTAAGGATGTCACTCAATCTAATCGTTTGTTGCAGATTGCTTTGGATGCTTCTGCTGCTACTGGTAAAGGGCTTGATGTTGTTAGTCAGGCGATGGCTAAGTCTTTGGCTGGTTCTGACACTGCGCTTGTCAAACTGATTCCTAGCCTTAAGGGTGCTAAGGATCCGATTGCTGAGTTGGAGCGGGCTTTTGCTGGTGCTGCTTCTGAAGCTGCTAACACCGATCCTTATCAGCGTATGCAGATTATTTTTGGTGAGATGCAGGAACAGATTGGTATGGCTTTGATGCCTGTTCTTAGCGACTTGTCTACTTGGTTGGCTACTCCTGAAGGTGAGGAGAAACTTGGTCAACTTGTTGAGTTGATTAAGGATGTTGTTGGTAATTTTGCTGACATGGCTAAGTGGATTTTGGATAACAAGGATTGGCTTGTTCCGATGGTTGTTGCTATTGGAGCGGTAACGAGTGCATGGAAAATTGCGACCACAGCAGTTGAAGCGTACAAAGCAGCGACTCTAATTGCTGGACTTATTGGTGTTGGTGGCACTGTTTTGGGTGCTGGTGCTGTTGGTGCTGGTGTTGGCGGGTTCCAGACTGAGCAGAATAAGTCAACTGAGCGAGAGGCTTGGAGTGGGCTTATCAACAAGAACATCAAGAAAACACCCGCCGTTGTTCAAAACATCACAATTAAGGGTTCTCAATCGGCTCAGCAGATTGCTTATACTTTGACTAAACAACTTAAATCGACGGGTTCTAGTACGGTTATTCGCGGCGGTCGCTAATGATTGAAAACTTTGACATTAGTCAGCATCTTAAAGTTGAAATCTGGGCACCTGATGAAGCAGGTAATCTTTTCATTATTGGTGTGTCTGTTTTGGGTGGGCGCGATGTTTTGGCTGGTACTGGTCAGTTTATTATTGGTGAGTCTTTGCTTGGCGGCTCTGATGTTTTGGTTGGTGAGAGTGCTTTCGGTTGGCAATCGATTGAGTGTGTCACTTCGTATGCTCAGATTGAAACTGGTGGCTCTATCGAGTCGAGTCTTTACTTTCAACCGCAAACAGGTTCAGCTCGACTAACTTTACAGTCTTGGACTTGGGACCCTAACAATTCATCCGCGGTTCGTCCTAACACTCCGGTGCGCATTCGCCTGGATGATGGTGTTATCAATGAGGTGTTGTTCACTGGTTTTATTGACACCATCGATGTGTCTTATGCACCGGATGAACCTAACCTGATTCAGATCAATGCTTTTGATTCGTATAAGCAGTTGGTGAACACTCCGATTCCGGTGTTTGATACCACTGGTTTGCCTGCTGGTTATGCGACCCCGAATGATGTTATTGAGATTGTTGCAGCTGAGGCTGGTGTGACTGTTTCGGCTTCGTCTGACTTGTTGGATGGTAAGTTGCCGCTTGTTTATGAAACGAATGTGTCTGCGGCTTCGCTAATCAATGATGCTATTCAGGTCGGTTTGGGTATTTTGTGGATTGACCCGGCTACTGGTGAGCTTGTTGTTAAGAAGCGTCCTCAGGCTGGTGTGACTCCGCCGGTGGGTACTTGGACTATTGGCAACAATCATGGTGATGCTTATCACTTGTGTATGTCTGGTATTAGTTCGAATGCTGACTTGGATAACATTTTCAATTCGATTTCTGCAACTTTGGCTTCGGATGACACTGTTTCGGTTTCGCTTATTGATGCTGATTCGGTTGAGTTGTATGGGCACAGTTATCAAGCTGCAACTGTGAACACTACCGATGCGACTGAGTTGACTCGTTGGGTGGATGCGGTGTTTGCTCAGAAGCCGACTAAATTGATTCGCGAAGTTTCTACTCCGACGATTGACCGCTTGGGTGACTTGACTGCAGCTGCTGGGTTTTTACCTGGAACTCTTGTCGGTGTTCTTTATGACACTGACAACATTGTTATCGATGATTACTACACGGCAACTAAGGTGAGCCATTCCATCGATGTTAATAACTGGTACACTACACTTGAACTTTGGAAGGAATTTTAGATCATGGCTTGGAAAAATTTCCAGAACGGTTATCCGCTTTATGCAAGCGAGTTGAATAACTATCTGATGAATCAGTCGGTTGCGACTTTCGCTTCGTCGGCTGAGCGTGCTTCTGTTTTGACTGCACCCTTAGAGGGGCAGGTTACTTGGTTGCAGGACACTAACGCATTCCAGGTTTACAATGGTTCGGCTTGGGTTGACATTAACGACAATACTGACGCTATTCAGAAATCTTTGCTTACTACTGCTGGCGATTTAATTGTTGCGTCTGGTGCAAGTACCCCGGCTCGTCTTGGTATTGGTTCTAATGGTCAGGTTTTGACTTCAAACGGTACTACTGCGGCTTGGGGTTCTGCCACACCTATTACTAATCAAGGTGACTTGATTATTGGAAATAGCTCTGGCGTTGCCGCTCGACTCGCGATTGGTACTAACAATCAAATTTTGACTTCTAACGGCACTACTGCCACTTGGGCTAGTCCTGCTGCCAGTGGTGGTTTGACATTGTTAAGCACCACAACTCTTAGCGGCGCTAACACGACAATCAGCGGCATTAACCAAACTTACAAAGCCTTAACGGTAAGGGTTGAGGGCGTCACATTTAGCGCAACCAATAACTATATCAACATCTCTCCGAGAAATGCTAGTAATGCTTACATTAGCGGTTCGCATGTTGGTTTTGATGGCAGCTCGACAACGAAAACCACACCACTAGCCCCATCGAATATGGAATACACTTTTGGGCGTAATAGTTTTGTATTCACAATTCAAAATTATAGCGCAACGAGTAACACCCAAAAACCGGTTCAAACCTATGGACTTTATCAAGCCCAGGCACTTGGTTGGAATCAATATTCAATGGCTGGTGGATTCAACGATACAACTAATACAGGCGGAATTACTGGTTTTGTGTTTTACACAAACACAGGAAACTTCACTGCCGGTACTGTTTATATATATGGAGTGAACTAATGGCTAAAACAACACGACCTATGGTACGAATTCACGACCTCGCAACTGACGAAGTTATCGACCGTGAAATGAACGACGAAGAATTCGCCGAACACGAAGCACGCCTAGCAGCACAAGCCGAAGCCGAAACAGCAGCCCTAGCCGCAGCCGAAGCAAAAACAGCAGCCGAAGCGAAACTAGCCACACTCGGACTAACCGCCGACGACCTAAAAGCGCTACTCGGCTAATGACTGACCCGAAGCCGACACAATCAGATCTACTGCTTCGCATCGTTCAAGACATCGCCGAAATAAAAGCAACCGTCAAAAACTATGCCGAGCTAGAACGCCGCGTGCGCAAAATCGAAGCATACGCAATGTTGTTCGGAATCGTGTCAGCTGCCATGACTGCAACAATCATCGCACTAATCAATAAAGCAATCGGAGCCTAAATGTCAGTAAAAGACGACTTCACCGTAGATGCAGGTGGAACCCTGACACGCAAGTTTATTTACGAAACAACAGGCGGCACACCTATTGACCTAACCGGCTACACCGCTAAAGCACAAGTTCGCCACTCATCAAACGGTGCACTTGTTATCGACGCAACACCTACCATTGACATCCCAACCGCTGAAATAACAATGACCTGGACTGCTGAACAAACCCAGAAACTTGTCGACTCAAACTATGTTTATGGTCTTGAGATTACCGACGGCACTGATGTTGTTGTTTTGACCCGTGGCATCATCATGGTAAATCAGGAAATCGTAAAGTAAATGTCTGTTGTTCGAATTGTTGCCGAGGAATCACTTGTCAAAGTTGTTGAAGAAAATCAGCACCTTGTAGTGGTTCAAGGCGCGTTCGACCCTAACTATGGTTCTTTCTACGACACAACAACCCAGGCGTTCGCCGGTGGTTCATCAGCTCAAGCAATGCGCTTCAACACCACTGATCTAACTCGTTATGTTGAAATGGTTGACGGGCATAAAATCTGGATTCGTAAGCCAGGTAAATACAACATTCAATTCTCGGCACAGTTCGAGAAATCAACCGGCGGTTCTCATATTGTCGACATCTGGCTCGCTCGCAACGGGGTAAACGAACCGCACACTAATTCAACTGTTGTTATCACTGACGGGGCAGGTATTGGTTCACGCCATGTTGCTGCTTGGAACTTCTTTGTTGATTCAGAAGCAGGCGATGAATTCGAACTCATGTGGTTCACTGATACTGCTGCGATGAATCTTTTGGCTCACGCCGCACAGACCTCACCAGCTCGTCCGGCTATTCCTTCCGTCATTCTTACCGTCAATCAGATTGGATAACCGTGTATTACTCATTCCTTAAAGGCGAAGGCAAAGAACGCCGCGATGAACTAGGCAACTTCGCTTCATACCGTAAACAGCCGCACCGTGGTTCTGACTGGGGTTTTAAGAACGGATCCGAAGGTAAGCCGGTTTATGCGGTTGCTGCCGGTGTTGTTGCTGATAACTTTTGGACCGATGCATTAGGGCACTGTTTGATTGTCAAGAACGACCACGATCAGGTTTATGTTCTTGTTGCACACTTGCAAGAAAAGTCGCCATGCAAAAAAGGCGACAAGGTTGATAACAGCACCGTAATCGGCAAGATTGGGAACACTGGTTCAGCATCGGTTGGAGCGCACTTGCACGCAGCTGCTTCACTATCACCTAAGCCTCACCTGGCATCATTCCCGGCACTGTTGGACTTGTTCAAACTCATGGATGCTGACAAGGCGAAGCGTGATGCGTTGAAGCCAAAGGTTGAGAAACCTAAAGCCGACACGCCAGTAAAGAAAACTGCTGCTAAGAAACCTGCGGCTAAAAAGGTGGCAAAGTGAAGTTATGGAAACGAATCCCGAAGCGCGTAAAACGAACCGCAGCACTGTGTTCTGGAGCCGGACTTTCTTTCATGGGGGTTGGCAACCTACCCCTGTTCAGTATGAGCGCGTTAGACTCGGTGATTTTTGGTGCATTGGGTTCTCTTATCGCACTCGCAATGGCGTTGTCCTTTACCTACGCAGGCAAGGGCGAGGTTTCGGATCAGGATTTTGATTCGCATATCAATGCTGCAATCGAGTCTGTGAATTCGAAAAACAAAGAAAAGAAGTAAGCGATACTCTCGCTGAATGGGTAAGCCGATCCGGACGGTTCACGCCTCTATCCAACTCATCCCCGCCGTCGTCCGCGATTGGCGGGGTTTTGTCTTACGAGTAAAATAGTTTTCAGTTATGGAAATCACACAGAAAATCGAGAGTCTAGGCTCGGCTAAATTCTTAGGCAAATTCGAATCCGGTTCACGCGAATGGCATGATGCTCGCGCTGGAATCGGCGGCTCCGACATCGGGGCAATCATGGGTAAATCACAATACAAGTCCCCGTTTGTTTTATGGGGTGAGAAGTGCGAAATTTTACCGGACCAATCATCAACAATTCCTATGCGACTAGGTACGGCTCTTGAGCCTGCAATCCGTCAGTTCTTTATCGATGAGAATAGGGGCTGGCTGACTGTTCACGAAACTGGTACTTGGTCTAAGCTCGATGATCCGTGGATGAAAGCCAACCCTGACGGCATTATTCGCTGGGCTGACGGTTCCCTCGGTGTCCTCGAAATCAAGCACTCGGCAACCTATGTTGATGTGCTACCAGAATCGTGGAAATTGCAGGTACTTTGGTACTTGCACATTCTAGGCTTAAAGCGTGGTGTGGTCTGTGCGGTCATAGGCGGGCGCTACGCCGAGTTTGAGGTCGTTTGGGATGATTCCCTTATGGATGAGGTTTTATCGTCTGTACGGGCGTTCTGGGGGCGTGTAGCCACGGGTAATGCTCCAGACTATGACGGCAGTCGTTCAACTTATGAAGCGGTGAGGGAAATCTCAGAAGGGTTAACTGATGCCGAAATTGAACTCGGAAACCTTTGGGTCGATCTGGCAGCCGCTAAAGCAATCTACGACTTAGCCGAGGAGAAGTTCACCGAGAAGAAGTCGATAGTATTAGCATTTATGAACGGCATCAAAACCGGTTTATACGATGGGCAAAAGGTCGTTAGCCTACAAGCTCGCAACGGTAAACCATTCATCACATTCAAATAACACAGGAGATCACAATGGCATTTTTAGACGATTACGAACCAGTAGCCGACCGCATCAAAAAATTCTGGGACAAGTACCCTAACGGTCGCATCATCACCGAAATCAAACTAATCAACGAAACCGAAGTCGTAGTCCAAGCATCAATCTTTACCGACCGCGAGGATGCTCGCCCGGCAACCGTTGACTGGGCTCACGAAACCCGTGGCTCATCAAACATCAACCGAGCATCATTCCTGGAAAACTGTTCAACCTCAGCAATCGGGCGAGGACTTGCAACACTAGGATTCAGCACAAAGAAACGACCTAGCCGCGAGGAGATGGAAAAGGTCACCGCAGGGCATCGCGACTACCTGATTCAAGCATCGGAAGCCGCAGACAACAAAGACCTAGAAACCCTACGCACGATTTATGCAGCCGCTGTAAAATCACAAGCTGATAACAATATCCTTGAAGCGATCATGAAACTCGCCGACGGGTTGAAAGTCAAGTAATGTGAAAGGGGTCTACCCCACAGAAAAGGTAGACCCCGGCGACCACAATGTCGCAACCGCAACCACAAGTGCGGTACAAAAATTATACACACAGAAGGGCACAGAATGAGCATACAAGCCATTTCAGCGGTCTTACATCATTCCCAATCAACCGGCACAGCCAGGGCTGTCCTGACCGCCATAGCGTGGCACATAGGCGAATACCCTGAGGAAGGCTGCTACCCATCACAGAAACGCTTGGCAGAACTATCAGGCTGCTCAAAACGACAAGTGCAACGAGCCCTCGACAAGCTGCACGATCTAAACGAAATCATCATCGCCAACCATGATGGTGAAGGATACCGCCCGGACCGCATCACGAACCGCTACTGGTTGAATGTTGATTGTCCTGAAAATTGTGATTCCACAACTGCGCATAAACCTGTGGATAACTTTAGAAAAGCAAAATCTACGGGTAGACATCTAAGGCAGAACGGGGTGTCATTTAAGACGCAACGGGACGGCGTAGATGTCCACTTAAAAGTAATATAACCTTAACTAGAATATCTAAATAACAACTAACGAAAAAAAGGAAAAATACAATCATGGCAGAAGTAAAAATTGTTGCAAAAGTAGACGGCATCTCAACCGAACACGGATATATCAAAGCCTGGGAAACATTCGAGTTCAAAGGCGAACCACGCTACCGCCTATGGACCATCTGGACCCAAAACCTAAACGGCATCAACGAAAACGACATCATCGAAGCAACAGGTGATCTATCAACCAAAGCAAACACCTACCTGCCAAAAAACGCAGCAGAACCAAAAACCATTGTTGAACACTCACTAAACCGAGTAGCAATCAGCAACAAAGGACAAGCTGCAAAACCAACAACCGAAGTCACAAACGGCGCCGACATCATCGATATGCCGTTCTAATGTTCCAACTATTCATCGAAGGCAACCCCCGACCACAAGGCTCCAAAAAAGCCTACGCCAGAGGAAAAACCATCGTCCTAGTAGAAGCTCAAAAAGAACTACCAGCATGGCGAGAACACATGACCAAAATGATGCAACTCAAAATGCTCGAACAACCAACTCGGTTCGAAACCGCAACCAATGTCGCACTAACCTTTTGGCTACCAAGACCAAAATCAGTCAAAAGACAATACGCAACACAAACCTACGACATCGACAAACTAACGAGAGCGGTCCTAGACTCAGCAACCAAAGCCGGAATCTGGCGCGACGACTCCGATGTAGTCGAACTAACCGTACGCAAAACCTACGCCGACATGCACCAACCAGGAGTCCTAATCAGCATCACACCATTCGATAACGAATACATAACAGACGGCGTGTCATCCCTAGAACGCAAACGCCGCAACCTAGTTTGACCCTATGAACATTTTATTTCTAGACCTAGAAACATCGCCCAACCTGGCATATGTCTGGGGACTCTGGAACCAAAACATCGCAATCTCACAACTAGAAGCAACCACAGAAGTAATCTGCTTCGGAGCACGCTGGCAAGGAACCGACAAAGTCATATTCCGCAGCCAACACCACCACGGCAAAGAAGCAATGCTCAAAGAACTACACAAACTAATGAACAAAGCCGATGTCCTAGTCGGCTGGAACTCAGCAGCCTTCGACTCAAAACACATCAAACGCGAATTCATCGAAAACGGCATCATGCCACCAACCCCGTGGGTCGAACTAGACCTAATGCGAATAGTCAAAAAACACTTTAAATTCCCATCAAACAAACTCGACTATGTAGCACAAAAACTCGGCATCGGAGCCAAAGTCCAACACACCGGATTCCAACTCTGGCTCGACTGCATGGCAGGCAACAACAAAGCCTGGAAACTAATGCGCGAATACCAAGAACAAGATGTCAACCTACTCATCGACCTTTACGACAAGCTCCTGCCCTGGATAGACAACCATCCTCATGTAGGCGCAGCAAACGACAACCCAAACGGATGCAAAAACTGCGGATCAACAAACCTGATCAAAGCCGGAATGAAACTAACCCAAACAGGCAAATACCAACGAATGCAATGCCGAGAATGCGGCAGCTACACCACCGGGCACAAAATAGCAACAGCAATCTATAAATAACAATTCAATAACAAAGCCACAAACCACACACAAAAGCAATAAACTAAAACCGTTCGGCTGGGGTTGTAAATCAACCGATTGCTTGGCCGCCCAGCCGGACACCACACACAGGAGAAACCACAATGAAGCAGTACATCAAAACAGAACTCAAAGCACTCTGGTCAATCGTCCGATTCCTGATCTGGTGCTCAGCTGCATGGCTTGTAGTCTGGTCCCTATACGATGCAATCCACTGGGGCAACTAATGTGCACCATCGACCTAAAACACTGCTGCGACGAAACACCAGGCGAACAAGTACGCAACTACTACCGTCAACAAGGCTACGCAAACGGATTCCAAGCCGGATACGATGCAGGCAATGAAGGCATGATGAAGGCTGTTGCTACAGCTGAACTATTAGAACGCAAACGCATAATCAAACTATTGGAAGGCAAAGGGGTTGTTGGCGTAGATGCCATCATCGCTTTAATCAAAGGAGAGAATCAAACGGACGAAACCACAACCTGCTACAGCTGCCAACAAGAACCAAAACACTGCAACTGCAACAACACAGAGGACGAAAGAACAGGCAACTAACATGGAAAACCACTGCACCTGCTACAACTGCTCAATGATCGACGAACCAACAAACGACATCCCACTAGAAAACAGAATCGAAATCACAGAAGCCATCCTCAAAGGCTTACAAACAAACATCAAACGCCTCGACTGGCGACTACAAGAACTAGAGGAATGGGCGCAAAGAACAAACAGGAAACTACAATGACCGAACCAAACGCAACCCTACTCAAAGCCATGATGCTACTAATCGACCGCAATCTCGAATGGTCCGGCGACTTCGAAAACATTCGACCAGCAATGGCATCACTATTCAACTCACAGCTACTAAACCCAATACCAAACAAAGAAGTAATCCGACTTGCAGAAGCACTAATCGATGGCTGACTGGCACCAATCTACCGAATGGTCTAAAGCAAGAACATACGCCAAAACCATACTCGAACCAATCTGCGCCACCTGCGGCAAACACCTAGAAGGCAACGACTGGACCATCGACCACATCATCCCCAACGATCCACCAAACCACGACATCAACAACCTACAAAGCATGTGCAGAGCATGCAACGGCAGAAAGCAGGACCGCACCTATGTCCGCACCACATGGCGCAACCCACGCTTCAAATAGACGGGTACCAAAGACGGGTAGGGTAGCACGCATACCCATGCCACGCCTGACCCTGCTCATCCCAAACTACAAAGCAAAACACAGAGCAAAAGCCGGTGGGTTCGTACTCAAGTACGAAATTGCTTACTTACGCAATAGGTGGTGGGTAGTGGGTAGACCCAAGCTG